AACAGCTTGGAAAACCTTTACAGCATCAGATGGGTTGAGCAACAATGCTTTCAGCTTTTCCTCTGTTGCGGCAGACGCTTTATTTGCCCAAAACTTACTAAACAATGAAGTCATTGCATAAGTTGCGCCAGATACAGGGTTGTAAATGCGGGAAATGATTTGCTCTGGAGGAATTCCAGTCAATTGCTCAATTGGAGTCTTTGGAACGGTCTCACCTCTAAATGGCACATTTGTAATGTCTTTGACCATGCGCTCAGAAACAGTTGCAAAATCCTGCACCTTTTGAGCATAAGTTGGCCCAAATACACGATTAAAAATAGCAGCCTTGTTTCTATCACCCAAAAGAGCAACTGGGTCTCCTGATCGAACAATGTCATCAAGCATGAATGAGCGCACAGCATTCACAGCATCTTTGTTCTGTCCATAACCAGAGTTAGACATAAACTTGTTGGTGAAATTTATATCACCATACATCTTGCTAACCAACTCTTGGGCGTTCTTGAAGCCTTCTTTGCTAACAATCTGCTCACCAGCAACACGCTGAAAATCTGCATTCAATCGACTGCGCTGATTGATTAGATTCTGCACATTGTCTACAGATGCCCGTAACTCATCATCAAGGCCAGGAATCATTGAAGTTCCACCTTGATTAGCCTTGAGCCACTTGTTTGCCGCTTTTGGATCAATTACATCGTTCTTGAGTGCGGCTTTGGTGAAACTATCAAGGAAAGCATCACGGGCAAGACGGGTTCCCTCTTGACCAGTAGCATCAATGAATTGACTGACATTAGATTTATTACCAATCAAAGCAGGAGTGATTTGCTCAACAAACTTCTTTCTGTCAACAGACTTCAAAGTCTCAGCAGAAAAAGGTAATCCAACCTTCTGGAGATATGCGTTATCAGCATTGCGATAAGCAGTAACAAATTCAGAGTCAAGGCTGTCAATGTGACCGCCAACACGCCCTTTGAGTTCTGTCAATAAACGAATGTCAGCAGGGTCATTTGCTTTCCGCAACTGAGCGTTGATTTCACGCTTTAAGGAGTCTAAGTCTTCAACAGTGGCAGCAGAGAATTTAATGCCACCAGGAGTGCCTGGAGTCATTGGCTTGCCTTCTAGGGTCAAGATAGCGCTTGGCTCTATTGGCTCAGTCGTTGTTGGGCGAAACTTGGCTCGTACTCTGTTGTAAATTGATGGGAATGTTTTGAAAATGTCAGATGCTTGTTCACCAGCAACAAAGCTATAAATGTCATCAACAGAACTAGATGGCAACTCAACATTGTTCTTTTTAGCTAGATTAAATGCTTCTGCATACAAAGGCTCAACATCTTTTCTTGCGGCTTTTTCTTTTTGAGCAACAAGATTAGAAACACGCTGTCCAAATACAGTTGGATCAATGGTTTGATCTTTTGACAAGTCAGCAATTTGCTCGTCAATAGAACGAACACGCCTAATCTGTGCTTTTTCTAAAGATGGGCCAACAACATTAACCTGAATCTTGCTTGGATCACCAAACAATCTTATTTGATTTTGAGTCAAGGCTTGTTTTGCAGCGTCATATTGATTGCCATACTGCGCCCGAAACACAGGGTCTTTTGCTGACAAACTTTGGATAAAGTTGTTGATAACAGGATTGTCTGCAAGCATTGCGCTCAATGGCATCTGTACTTCAGCACCGCCTGGAGCCTTCAATGACACGCCTTTCTGTGCCTTGGCAGCATCTTCAAGCGTTTTCATAAATGTAGGGTCAGCCGCACCAGCAGCAATGAAGATATTGCTTATGCGATTGTCTACATCTCGCAGTAATTCATCTTCAGGGATAGTTCCACGAACTTTATCCCATTGACCTTTTGCCAAATCAAGTGCTTTTCCAGTTATTGGAACTGTCTTTGCAACAGTGCCAAACCCATAGCCACCAGCCATGCCACCAAACAAACTGCCAATAAATTGACCAACTCCAGGCGCGCCTGCTTTTTCACCAGCAGCTTGACCTGCTTGCCCACCGGCTTGTGCACCGCCGCCAACAACGGCTTGTTCAGCAGGGCGCATTAGTGCTTGTCCAAGCATACCCAAACGCCTAACTGCCGCAACAGGGGGGAATAAATAGTTTTCTGGAGAAGTCATTGCCTCAACAGTTTTTGCGGCAATTCTTTGCCCACCAGTTTGTGGTTGAGCGCCAGTGGAACCCATTAATTCCATTAGCCCTGTATATACAGGCTCACGACCAGCACGATATGCTTCTAAAACAGCTTGATTTTGATCTTGTGCCAAAGGAGGAGCAACAAATGGAGTCAATGGATTTCTGCGAGTCAATTGACCACCAGTTGGTCTCAATACTTGCTCTTGCATAACATTAGCAGCACCAGCAAGTGCCCCAACAGTGCCAGCAAAACCCTGTCTTGCGGCCTCTGCTAAGTAGCCTTCAGAACTGGGCGCAGTTGGTTGAACAGGAGCAGCCTGTTCGCTTTCCAAGCGCAAACGAAACTCAAACTCTTCTTGTTCAGTCATTATTTTGCTCCAGATTGTTTACGCTTGTATTCTTGATAACGCTGTTCTTTTTCTGCATCAGTGAATGGCCCAGTTCCACCCATTGGCTTTTTAAACTCAGGGAAATCTAATGCCGTCTCAACATCTAGAGGGTTGTAATTCTTGTTTCGCAAAGCTATCTTGCGTTGACGATCAATCTCTTCATTTGCTTTGTTAATCGAAACGGCTTTAATTGCCTCTAACGTTCTTTTTATTTTATTCTGCGTATCTACAGTTGGAGTTGAGCTAAACAGTCTAGAAATATAGTCTGCTGTTCCACCCAAAAGCGCAGGATCAGCACCCGCCGCTAATAATTCTTTTTGGCTTAAATCACCAGACCCAGCAATTGCTCTGGCAAACTGCACCTGTGCCGCCCTAAAAGATGCAAAATTGTTTGTTTCAATTGAGTCTTTTATGTTGGTCAAGGCGTTGTCTGTGGCAAATACAACTTTTGACATTGGTTCAACAGTCTTTTGCACACTTGACCTAAATGCTGGAATATCAGCAAATTTCTTATCGCCAGGAATTTCAGGCATGACGTTTTGAACAACTGTGCCTCTGCCTTTTGAAATGCCTACAATATAAGCATCAACTTCTGCTATTAAAGATGCCGGAGCCTTTGCATCAATTAATGTTTGGCGATAAATCTGTGCTTTTTGAATGTCTAATTGTGATGGTGCTTTTTCTGATTTTTCAAGCCTATCAATTTGCGCTTTTATGTTGTTGTATTCAGGTGTGTCTTTTTGAGTTTTTTCAAGAGCATCTGTCAGCACTCCAAGTTCTCTAGCAATTTGAATTGCATCAGAAACTTTTTCTGGCTTGCCTCTTGTGAGAGCAGTTAATTGATTTTTTGTTGAATTTATTGCACGATCTCTTTCTGGAGATTGAGGTAATCTGCTTAACTGATCTAGCCTGTCAGTTAGCTGTGATTCAGCAATTGCATTGCGTTGCTCAGGAGTCATCTTCTCAGCAGTTTTCTGTTGAATCGTAGATAAATCAACAGCCGCTTTACGAGCATAGTTAGCCAAGGCAGTAGCTGCCGCTGTGTCACCAGACTGTGCCGCCATCTGTGCGCCACGCATAATGGACTCAGGATCATTCATGTCAATCTGCTTTGCCAAGGCATTGCGTTGGCTAATCAAACGCATCTGAGGGTCTTCAGCACCCAGCATCCCACCTATAGCACCACCAAGCTGGTTAGCACCATAGTAGATGGATGTGCGAGCCGCTTGCATTGGGTCCATTTGCCCAAATGCAGCCGCCCTTTTATATGCCTCAGCATCTCTTTGTTGCTGGTACGACTCTGGGGTCATGCCAAACAAGCCTTGAACAATATCTGTTGCCATGATTATTCCTTAGAAATTAGCGTTAACATCATATTGACGAGTGCCAGTTCCATACCCTTGAGTATTGCGACTACCCTGCATCCAATTTTCAATCCCTTGACCCAGTTGACGATTCTGACCAAGACCTTGCAAGGCATAAGCAAATGGATCGAACTGACCTGCTTGAGAAGTCAGTGCCGCACCTGTACCACCTCTTGACAAAAACTGACCAACATTTGCACCAGCGGCAGCAGACCTTCCACCCAACTGTGACCCAATATCCAAAGCTGATTGACCCAATCCTTCAATGCCTTGGGTTCCAGTCAAATATGCTTGGAATGGAGAGAGTGCACCAACTTGACCTTGCTGATATTGGTTCATCAAATTAGCACCAGTACCAAACAAACCAGTTCCAAATGCAACCTGTTGTTGACCAGCTTGTTGTGCTTGTGCCGCCAATGCCGCATCTTGTTGAGCCACTGCGTTGTAGTACGCCTCCATTTCAGGAGATGCCGCACCCAAACCAGCACCACCGCCTGGACGCATACCTGTTGCACCCACAGACAAGCCACCACGCCCTTGCTGGAACAAAGTGTTTTGCAATTGAGACATTTGACGCTCACGGCTTGGAGCCAACAAGTTCTGTTGTCTTGCCATGTAATCAGAGGCAACCTGTTCTGGAGACTGAGCCAGATACTGCTGACCCAAACCAAACAAGCCCTGTGCTGCACCTTGAAGTGGTGCATATTGCTGTTGTGCCCCTTCTGCCTGAGATAGTGCGCCCCCAGCCAATCCCATCAACCTGTTTTGATAGGCTTGAAGTTCTGGACTAACTGTGTAACCAGCACTTGATAGATTCCCAGATGGGTCAAACCCAAACTGAGATGCTCCAAAGCGAGTGGTTACTCCAACAGGACGAAACCTAGCCGCTTCAGCAGCAATTCGTGCCGCCTCAAGTTGTGCCCTCGCAGAGGTATTTGCCGCATCACGGGAGGCATTGCCACCCATTACACCACCTAAGAGTGATGCACCTCCCATTACTAATGCTGCTGAAAATGGCATTTCAAATCTCCTTTGCAACCGCTACATGAGTAGCATTAAAACCAAGTTTTTCGTAAAACACTTCTAAAGACTCTTTCAAGTTGTAGCTTGAAATAAGTCTTTTACACCCATTGTCTTTTGCTGTTTGTTCAACAAGTTCAAACATTCTCTTTCCTATTCCATTGCCTCTGTGTAATGAACTCAAAAAGAACATATCAATCTGACACCAGATTTCATCATGGTATGGGCTTTGAAACAAACCATAAAACACATACCCAATTGTTTTGTCATCTTCTTTTGCTATCACAACACGCAACTTGCCAAGATACTCTTTGTTGAAGATTGGTTTTTTGTTCTTGAAATATTCCCAATGCTCCAACGAAATTTCGTCAAAGTTTTCAATGTCATCCAATGTTCCATCAATGACTTGTGTGACTTCTTCTGTAATCATGGTCATTCGTACATGATGTTGATGGAGCCAGCGTCAAAGGTATCTGTGCCATTGACTGTGGTGATACGAACTCGGTCGAGGGTGCCACCAAGAGCAAGTGAGCCACCCGATATATATACGTTGCTACCATCAGACCGTGACAATATGCCATTCATGACAAAATTATTTGACCCAAGCGTTGCCACTTGTACAAATCCATGAAGAATAGCTCCGTTGCTGGAATCAGTTAAAAGAGTAAAGCCCGAAGAATGAGCGGAAAAGGCACTTCCAGAAATTCCTGCAACTCTACCAAGATACCCGCTTGTTGTTACCCCGCTAGAAGTACCAAGTTGTAATAGCCAGAGAGAGCTACTATTTGAACTCACACCCTGAAACATCACCGTGACCCGCTTCACCCAAGACGGGATGCTTGTGAAGTCAATGCTTGTACCGCTGGTAGACGCCTGAGCAGTATCACTCGTAAGAACACCAACCCCTGTTGGAGTTCCACCAATTACAGGGCTGGTCAGAGTTTTGTTTGTAAATGTTTCTGTTCCTGCAAGTGTTGCCAGAGTTCCAGTTGTAGGTAAAGTGACGTTTGTTGCCCCCGTCAAAGTCCTGGTGTAAGCAAAGTTCCCAGAACCCGTGACAGTCATTGCGGCATTATTTGCAACCCCTGTACCACCTTGATCTGCGCCCAAAGTGCCCGTAGACACCAAACCTTTGGATGCGTCTGTGAATACGGGCTTAGATGCTGTCAAGCTAGAGAGAATTGGTTGGGCAGTTAGTGTGGCTACACCTGTCAACGCTGATGTGCCTGTAACAGCCAACGTAGGAATTGTTACTGTACCCGTAAAGGTAGGAGATGCAGTGTCTGCCTTAGTTGCAACAGCAGTTGCAATGTTTGCAAACTCAGTGTTGATCTCTGTACCTTTAACAATCTTTAAAGGATTGCCAGACGCAAGTGCATCCTTGGTTGCAAAATTCGTTGTTTGTGTGTAATTAGACATTTTTTCCCCTATGCGACCTTGCCATTTTTGGCTTGAAGTTCAATCTTTTGAATGGATAACTGACTGCTGTTTATATCCATTTCAACGCCTATTTGAACAATCTTTCCCTTGCTTGATGCAGTTGTTTCTACAGTTGTTAGTGCAACTCCAGAAGTGTAATAGGCTATTGTTGTGGCATTTGCACCATACTCAGCAATGCCATATTCGGCAGTTGTTTGGGTTGGTATGTTTACTTGTGCAGAGTAATAATTTCCCGTGAAATCATATCCCCACTTTAATGTCACCAACTGATTAGAACCGCCAACAATAATGACCTTTATCTTCTTCAAGATAGAAGTGACATTCACATCACCCAGGTCAGAATTGTTTGTGTAGTACGCCATCCTATAGCTTGACGCATCATCTAAATATGTACTGTATTTTCCAATATACCCATTTTTACCAAGCAACAAATCACCATTGCGCCTTGAACAAAAAGACGTTGGCTCAATACTGTCCCAAATGGTTGCCCTTGATGAACCATTTTGCATGATTCCTTTTGTATCAAACGCATAGACAAATTTTGATGATGGAAGATTTAACAAATACAGTGCATTCGTTTCAGAATAGATTGCCTTGATATTTGATACATCTTCACCAGAAACAGCACTCATCAAATCATTACGCACATTCTTAGACAAGTCACGTTCAGGAGATGACTTCTCTTGAATAGTCCTCATCAGTGATCTAACACCACTGTTTGACAGAAAGATAACGTCTGTGCTGGTTGTTTGGACGCTATCCCTGGCAATGCAACCAATGCCCTCAACAGTATCGCTAAGAGTCATGGTTGATGGTGAGGTGGCCCCAGAATAAATAAGAATCTGACGCTTGCCAAAGATAAACAAGAATCCATTATGAGCTGCTAGGCCAGTAATCTCATCAGCACCATTTACCCACACATTGTTCACATTCAATGAGCCAGCAGTACCCGTAGACCATACATGGCCTGAGATCAAATCAGAGAAGAAGACAGTTGCATTGTTGGTTGTGGTGTTTGCTGCCCACAATCTACCAAAAGCAGATATAACAATGTTTGCGTTGGGCACAGTGCCAACATACCCCGTCTTCTCAGATACCCGTCTAAATGTCGTTGTTGAAACAGCAGGGTCAAATATCAGAGGGTCATGCCCCGACTGAAAGAAGTATGTAATGCTGTTCAGAGATGCAGTTTGCCAAGCATTAGCGGTA